CGCCTATCTTTACAGCTCCGGCAGCCCGTTCGGTTTTTTCATTCTCAAGACCTTCGGGAAGCGGCCGCGGATTCTGCCGATGCTTCTGGATTATTTGTTGGCCGACGCCGACTTCAAGAAGATCGAGGACGTGAACCGGCACGTCGACGCCGGCACCTACCCACCCCCGATCCCCTTTGACGCGCAGATCTGCGGCATGTGCGATTTCTCGCATCTCTGCCAACCGCTCAAGGCGACCGAGTACCGGGAGATCCCGATGAACGAGATCCCGGAACTTGAAGATTTTTTGGGATTGAAAAAATGGCATGAACGTTATGAGGAAGCCAAGAGGAAGCTGATCGGCACTTCGGAAAAACCTGGCCGATATCATGGTTGGAATGCGATAGTCGAGGATATCGCCATAACTACTACAAAACAACAAAGAACTTTTTTTGAAATCCCAAAAGAGATAAAAGAACCTTATGCCGAAAAGCGGGAAATCACAATCACGAAAATAGAACGTGTAGGCCCGGAAAAATAAAGGAGGAAAAATGAACGACAAAACGACAGTCATGATTCCCATGGCGGACCTGGAGCCGAACAAGGTCGAGATCCTGGTCGGATCCTACACGATCGACACGGCGATATTGCGGGTGACGGACCGGCCGAGCCTGGAACAGGCCAATGAAATTATTCAGCTGGGGAAAAACATCATAAAGGCCATCGGGGTCGTTTACGATCCGCTGATCGCGAAAGCCCGACAGCCCTGGGACAAATTCTGCGCCGACAAAAGGAATCTGTTGGCCAGGATCGAGCCCGAAGTCAAGCGCCTGGATCGGGAGGCCGCGAACTATCTCTATGAAGAAAAAAAGAAACGGCTGGAGGCCGAAGAAGAGGTCCGCCGGTTGGGGGCAGAAAAGATGCGCCTCCAGGAGCAGGCCATCCTCGAGGCCCAGGAACGCGAAGAGCGAGCCCGCCGGGAAAGGGATCGGGCAGAGAAGGAAGCCCAGGACGCCGAAATCAGGGCTGCTGCCCAGAAGGATGAAGCGGCGCGCCGGCGGGCGCAGGCCGAGGCCGACAGGATCCGGCGCGAGGCCGCGGAAGCCCAACGGAAAGCCGATGCTGAACTTGCAACAATTCTCGACAAGGCTGCGGCTGAGGAATCGGCGATCATCGCCGCCGCGCCTGAAGTGAAGGAAAAGATCAAACTCGACGGCCAGACGCAACGGGATCATTGGGTCGCCGAAGTGACGGACGCCAATCTGGTCCCGCGGGAATACTGCAGCCCCGATCCGAGGAAGTTAGGCGATGCCGCGCGGCTATTCAAGGACCTGGCGACCATCCCGGGCGTCCGGATCAGGAACGTCCCGATCATGATGAAGATATGAGATTAAAAACGATGGGGTTCGGCGGTGGGGGCGGCTCCGAAGAGGACCTTCCTTCGAGGGGCGCTACGCGTGAGAGCGACCCTCTCAGTCACTTCGCGGTCAGTATTCTAGATCAGCCGCGGACACAGCAACCAACCCCGGCGGCTGATGATGCCGTCCGCGCGCAAGCGCGCAATATAGGTAGGCCAACCCCATCGTTTTTTTTAAAGGAGGGAACCATGAGACGCTTGATCTGGAAGATTTTCGGGGCGCCCAAGACGCTCCTGATATTTCATACGACCGAGACCGCCGTCTCGACCAAAAAACTCAAGTCGATGACCAAGTACGAGATCACCCGCGAGATCACCAGGTTTATGGTCGGCGAGGGGGACCGCGCCGTCCTCCACCTCGTCGACCAGCTCGAGCGGCTCAGGGACATGCTGCCGTGACAATCCGGGGCCGGGCAAAAAAGACCATCACAACCCCCTTGATTGCTGCCGCCCTCCCCGGGCGGCCCGCCCGGCCCCTTTTAAAATTCCGCTTGACAAAGGCCATTTTTAAATTATAGGCTTGAACCATGGAACGCGCCAATGGACCCCGAATCAAATAGGCCCTGCGCCGATGTCTGTCTCTGGTCTCGTCCCGAGGCCGGCGTTCCATCAGCTCGGCGCGGGGTTTATTTTTGAGAATAAGGAGATCGGAATGGCGAGGGGACGCATGATCGACAAGGTGGTTATTCTCAGTCAGAAAGTGAACGCGGTCTCCGAGGGGGCCGAGAACCTCTATTACCGGGCCAACATCAGCGCCGACGACTATGGCCGCTACCACGCCAGGCCGGAGATCCTGAAGGGGCAGACCTACACGCTCAGGAAGAGAATTGGCCTGAAGGAGATCGCCCGGAGGGTAGACGAGTTGTGGCAGATCGGGCTCATCCGGGTCTATGAGGTGAACGGGGAGCGGTACCTTGAGGTTGTTGATTTTGGGAAGCACCAGACATTCAAGACGGACCGGCCGAAAAAGGCCGAATATCCGGAGCCGAAGGGGTACCTGAAATATGAGGATGGAAGACGGGTGGAACCAGTTGGAATCCAACCGGCTCCAAATGGAAGCTTAAGTAAAGATAAGTTAAGGGAAGATAAGTTAAGGGAAGTTAACTCTTCTTCTTGTCCTGGATCCAAGACGGATCCGGACGAGGTGTTGGTCCAGCTCCTTGTCTCCCTCATGGAGAGGAACAACCCTAAATCGTCCATCCTCATGAGGCTTACCCAAAAGCGCCAGGAGGAGTGGATCAGGCAGTGCCGGCTGCTGAGAGAGGCAGACGGGAAATCGGCGAGCGAAATAGAAACAATAATCCGGTTCTCGCAGAAGGACGGTTTTTGGAAGACGAACATTCTTTCCATGCCCAAGCTCCGGGAGCAGTGGGATCAACTCTACATGAAGGCCAAAAGAGCGTCCGGGGCCGACCGTTATGACGGGATCAAGGCATGGCTGGAAGCGGAGGAGAAAAAAGATGGAGGATAAAAAAAGATTCGCGATCCTGATGGCGAAATTGGCGACGGCGTTTGAGAACAACGGGATCATGACCGACCGGGTAGCCTTTTATTGGGCGTATCTGAAACACATCCCCATGGCCGACCTCGAAAGGGCGGCCGAGGAAATCATCCACGAGCGAAAAATCAACTGCCTCCCAACGATCGCGGAGATCGAGGAAAAGGCAACCAGGACGGGCGAGAACGAACTAAACCGCCGCGCCCTCGCCGCCTGGAGGGGGGCGAACGAGATGATCATCACCGGCGCCAGGGCGGGGGACGAGGTTCTAGACGAATCCGTCCGCATCGCCTTCGGATCCTGGGAACGATTCGGGGGGTGCAACCCAGAACAGGACGGTTACGATCGGAGCCATTTTACCAGGGTCTACAAGGACGTGGCCAGGAGGAAAGCGAAAGAGGCGCCCCTATTGGAAGCCGACATCAGGAAGCAAGTCGAGGACAACCGGAGACGGCTTGCCGAAATAGAGGAGGAAAAGCCATGTCCGAAAAAACCGGGATGAAGATCTCGTTCTGCTGCGAGGGGATGAAGGACTACGTGAGGAACGGCTCGTTCAACGTGGGGACGGACCATGGCGAGCTCACGGTCGAGATCGCGGGCGAGCACGAGGAAATCGGCATCGACTACTGCCCCTTCTGCGGGAGGCCTGTCCTGGACCCGAAGAGGAAGGCATGAGCGAAGAACAAATAAAGGCCTGGATCGATTCAGCATCCTATGAAGATCTGCTCAGGAAGTGGCGGACCGCCCCGGCCGGCGATCCGTTCTTCCAGGGGAAGATGGGCGATTATTACAGCGTCGTGATGAGCGAAAGACGGGCGCAGGTCGGGCCGGACGAGGCGGCCCGGATAAGCAAATTTCTCGTATAGAGGGGAAACCATGAGCGAAGAGAAACCGACGAAGGAAGAAATGCCCTTGTGTTCTTGTGGGTTTCCTCGATCATTCCCCATCCCGCACGAACACGATCGAACATTCAGGGAGCAACAGATAATCAATTATTATCGTGACCTAATCGAACACTCCGGGGAGCCGCGAACCGTGACGCGGGAGCGGGTGGAGAACCTTGTTTTCGATACGTATGGTTATCATCAAACACTCAAAGAAAAGATGGGAATAATTGAAAAGTTTCTCGCCGACCTCGAGATTGAAGTAGAGGAGAAGAAGCCATAACCAAGCCGACTGTTGAGCGAATGCTGGAGGAACTGGATACCTATCGAGGCATAATAGAGGACAACCAGGCAAGTGAGTATTTTGACGGGGAAGAAGGCGTTATGTATAAAGCTATCTGCGCCTGCGTTAGGCAATCCGGGGAAATCGAAAGGCTTCGAAACCAGGTCCTGCTGGACCAGGAGGCGCTGATGGCTGCCGAGCAATTTGTGATATCGGTCCTGCCGTTGATAAAGGCGGCCCAGGGAAAGAATCCGTGAAAGCCGAGATCATCCGCCTGATCCTTCCGGGTACCAGGGTCCCGTCGGCGAACCGGCTTCTGAGGATGCACTGGACGGCCAGGACCCGCCTGCAGAAGGCGATCAGCAAGGACGTCATGGCGGCGCTGGCGGGCTGGAGGGCGGTAAACGACCTGGAGATCCCGCGGGCGAGGGCCCAGGCCCAGTTCGTCGTGTTTAAAAAGAGGGGCGTCGGCCGGACCGACCAGGACAACCTGGCTGCCGGGTTGAAGCTGATCATCGACGGGCTGAAGCAGAATGGTCTGATCGTCGACGACTCGCCGGCCTGGTTCATGTTCACGGCTATGGAAAGGCGCGCTAGCAAAGAACCAAGGGTCGAGATCGCCATAATATACGGGAAGAGGAGGGCCTGATGAAAAAAAATAATATCGAAGTCGCGTCGGATAAGTTCATCATGACGATCGCGGGCGCCATCGTCATCGGTTTTCTCTTCGGGTTGCCGGTCGGTTTCTGGGTCCGGAGCGGGATCCGGGCGGAACCGATCGTCATCGGGCCGGCCCAGGAGTTGCCGATCACGGGGTCGCTCACGGCCTCGCTCGGGGATATTCGGCAGAGCTTACGCGATGAAGCCCTGGCCGAGGCGCCAGAGGTCCGGGGCATGATCATCACGGCCAGTTACTACGCCGACGGCTTCCATAACCGGCAGACGGCGAACTGGAAGGACCGGGAGCTTTTCGACTTGAACGCCATGACGGCCGCGCACAGGACGCTGCCGATCGGCACGATCGTCTTCGTCGAGAACCTGAAGAACGGGAGATTCGCGATGGCCCGGATCAATGATAGGGGGCCGTTCGTCAAGGGCCGGGAGCTCGACGTCTCGAAGGCCGTGGCCGCGGAGCTGGGGATGCTGGACGACGGCATCGTAGCCGTAAGGATCAAGGTGCTGAGGAAATGAAAAAGTATAAAATGAGATTTGTTTGGACATGCTCCAGTTTTGCCCACCATGAACATCGATATAAATGGACGGCCTGGATATGCGGCCGATTTCAGAAATTTATGAGATGGTATAGCGGCCATGAAACCAAATAAACGAAAGAAGACCTCGACCGTAGTGGTTAACTGCGGTGCTCATACGTTTCGATTTGAGGTTAGTTTTGCCGATTTATTCGACGAGTTCGTTCTACAGCCCAAGATAAAGGAATTAAAAGAGTACGGGAAGAAACATCCGGAGTTGCAAAAAAGGATAGACTCTCTGCTTAAGAGGAAATAAAAATAGTGAGGAGGGGAGAGGATGGACGATAATAAAAGAATCGTTTATATCGTCACCGGGGGTACGTATGAGGACTATCATATTTGCGGGGTTTATGATTCCCTGGACCTCGCCGAAAAAGCACGAATTTTTTATACTAATCCCCTCCATTGTGAGATCGCTGAGATAGAAGAATGGATCATAAATAAGATGGCCGACAATCCGGGGCCGGAGAATGATTAAAGTATTGGGGAGGGAAAAATGATCATTGTCGGGCAAGGATGTATGGCGACGGACGATAAGGCAGAGAAAAAATTCGAGCGCGATGTGGAACGCTGCGACAAAATCCTCGCCGAGATGAGGAAGGTCTTGGCGGACATCAAGGCGAAGCCCTGGCGCGCGAAGGTAGGGAAGAAATGAGCGATAAAGACACGGTAACAACATGGGAAAAACCAGCGTTATCTCTCCTGGTAAAACTGGGTGGATTACTGATTCATGCGGAAGAATTCATGGAGCCAGGAGGATCTCCGCTTGACCTTGTAGAATTTAAACAAGGGATGAAAGATGCCGATGTACAGAATTGGATCAGAGAAGGGGTAGGTATGGCCTTACTTCCTCTCAAAAGAAGTATAAGGGCTAAACCATGACAGGCCTACAGTTTATCGAGTCTCTTTTTGGTATCGCCGCGCTCCTGATTTTGCTGGTCTTCGGCCTACTCGCCAAATGGACGTGGGACGGAATTGTGAGAAGGAAATGAGCATCCAAAAAACAAAAATCGAGTGGGTCAGGAACCTGGATGGGTCTCAAGGTTACTCCTGGAATCCCATCCAGGGGGCCTGTCCGGTCGGTTGCTGGTACTGCTATGCCCAGAAAATCTATAAGCGGTTCAAATTGGATCCGCGACTTATGCTCGTGTGGGGTGGACTTTTCCCGGCAAAACCGAGCCGGATTTTTGTCTGCTCAACCATGGAACTTTTCCATCCAGAAATCACCGATAATTGGAGGAACCGGATTTTCAGTCTGATCGAAGGCAACCCTGAACATACCTTCATCATCCTGACCAAGATGCCGGAGAACATTGACCGCCCGATGCCGGATAATGTTTGGATCGGGGTAAGTATAACCGAAGACAAAGACATACAACGGCTTTATAAATTGCACTATGAGACGAAGGCAAAAGTTAAATTCGTTTCCTTTGAGCCGCTATTGAGCGAAGTATTTCAAAATTATCCCAATGGTTTTCTCTGCGGTCTTAAATGGATTATCATCGGAAGATTGACAGGGCATGGTCATTCTCACGATCCAAAATTCGAGACTATAAGATCATTAGTGAATATTGCCAAAGGTTTTGAAATCCCGGTCTTTCTCAAAAATAATCTCAGAGATATCTGGAAGGGGCCGTTGATTCAGGAGTGGCCGAAATGAGCGCTATGGACCAAGGCAAACTTTTTCAGCGCTCGCGGTATTTTGTGGCCTTCGAGGAGGGGGCCCGGTGTCTCCTTCTCTCGATCGTCGGCGCCAAGGTACCCGGGCAGGATATATGGGACGTCTACCAGGACGCCTTGCTGAATATCTGGCGGGCCTTCAATAAGATCATGGAGGAGGGGACGATAAAAAACCCCCAGGCCCTGGCCTCCAGGATCGCTCAGCGCCAGGTCGCGGATTATTGGCGGACGCGCAGTCGGCGGCCAGTCACCCTCCAATTGACCGTGGATCCGGCGGATCCACACCTGGAGAGAATTGAAGAGGAGGAGACGAGGTTGATAAAACTGACACGATCGGAGAAAGCGATTTTATGGATGATCGGGCTCGGCATGCGGAACGACGATATGGCCGCACGGCTCCATGTCTCGATGAACACACTGCGGACCCACATTAAAAATATCCATAAAAAAACGGGAATCAAGGACCGGGTCAACCTGGCCCTGTTTGCGTCCAAATACCTGAAGCGGCCGGACGAAGGAAAATGAGGGTCCTAAGGATCTTCCCGCGGCGGACCCAGGCGACCCCTGACGACGCCATGGCGAGGGTCGGGTTCCCCGATCTCTTCCCGCCCGAGTGCGACGAGGTGCATGTCAGCGTGACCTTCACGAAGGACCTGCGCCTGGCCGGCCTCGTGGCCGACTCCTGGGAGCGGCGCGGGATCCCGGTAATGATCGGGGGCCCGGCGCTCAAGGATCCGGGCGGAGAGTTCATCGTCGGCAGGTACCTCAAGGAGGGTTATGTCATCACCTCGAGGGGGTGCCCCAACAGATGCTGGTTCTGCGCGGTCCCTGAACGGGAGGGCGGGATCCGGGAACTTCCGATCAGGGACGGATGGAAGCTCCTGGCCTGCTCGAAGGACCACGTGAAGGGGGTCTTCGCGATGCTCGAGAGGCAACCGAGGCGGGCGGAATTCACGGGGGGGCTGGAGGCCGCGAGGATGGAGACTTGGATCGCCGAGGACCTGTTGCGATTGAAACCGCAGTCGATTTATTTCGCCTACGACCGGCCATCGGAAAAGGATGCCCTGGCGTCGGCCGTCTCGATTATGAGGCGCGTCGGCCACAGGGAGAGCCATCACTCGTTGTCGGCCTACGTGCTGGTCGGATATCCGGGCGATGCGTTCCCCGCGGCCTCAGAGAGGCTTGAGTTCGTCCTGTCACTCGGGGTCCTCCCGTTCGCCATGCTTTACTGCGACGGCGAAGGACGCCGGGCTGACGGGGACTGGAGGCGGTTCCAGCGGGAATGGTGTCGGCCGACGATCGTGGCAAAAAAAATGTCAAAATATAGAGGAGGTAAAAACCCATGAGAAAAATCCTTAGCGTCGCGGCCCTGTTGCTGGTCCTGGCCTGCGTGACGGCGTCGGCGCCGCAGACCGTGAGCCTGGTCGTGCAGCGGCAGTTCCTGGCCCACGGGATTAACGCCCTGGCCGTCGGGCTGACCGCAGAGGCGCCGACCCCGACCAGCCTAAAGCCGGCCCTCTTCGGGGACCGGACGGGTTCCTGGTTCGTCTTCCTGGTCGTGGAGAACGGCACCCAGGCCCCGCTCAATCTGGACTGGGAGGTGAGGATCACCAACTGGACGACCGGAGGGGCGGGCCTGACCACGGCCAGCGCCGCGGTATTCAGCGCCGGCTCGATCACTGTCATTTACTTCGATGTCTCGGCTTTCATCGCCCGGGCCGGCGGGGACTACTCGGTCGTCGGGGTCCTGAAGCGGCCGGACCTGAGCCTCTCGGACATGGAGTCCGGCGCCGTTATTTTCTGAATCGATGATGAATGCTTGGGGCAAGATGAATTCGCAAAAGGGGGATGAAATGCCTTGGCTTAAAATCCTGATTTTTTTCTGGGCACTGATGGGCGGGCTTTTCATGGTCCGGTTGGTTTCTGAAAGATACAGAAAATACCGGGCCGCAAAAAATAAATCCAATAAGGAGGTAAAGGGATGAAAAAAAAGATCATCCTCGTTTCTTTTTTCGCGGTGCTTCTTCTCGCGATCGCGGGCCCGGTCCTGGCCGCCGACAGCGACACCGCCTATGACCCGCTGGTCACCCAGGCCATCCTGGCCGGCATCGGCGGGATCATCACCGTCCAGGGCCTGACGACCTACCTGATGAAGCTGGTCAAGAACGCCACGGAGACCATGAAGAGGATCCTGGGGTATCTTTTCTCCATGGCCTCGTCCGCGGTCGTCACGGCGGCCTACCTCGCCATCACAAAGGCCTTCAGCGTCCCGGCGCTGCTGATGTACGGGGCCGCGGTCTGGTTCGTGGCGAGCGGTCTCTACGACACCTACCACCCGGCGAAGAAGACCGGCTGACAAATGGAGCACGGACAGGGGGCCGGCCGAGGATCCGGCCCCCGCGGCCGCGCAAATGAAAAGGAGGAATCAATGAGCTACAAAATCATTCCGCTGGGCGAGATCGGCCCGAACCCGACGAACCCGCGAAAGAAATTCGCCGGCCCGGCCTTCGAGGAGCTCAAGGCCTCGATCAAGGAGAAGGGCGTGATCGAGCCGATCATCGTCCGGCCTGCAAATAAACTCAACCCCCCCTACGAGGTCGTGGCCGGGAGCCGCCGGCTCCGCGCCGCGGCCGAGCTTGGCCTGAAGCTGATTCCGGCCGTGGTCAGGGAGCTCAACGACGACGAGGCCTACGACTTCATGCTCATCGAGAACCTGCAGCGCGAGGACCTGACGGAGCTCGAGGAGGCCGAGTCGTTCAAGGCCTGGGCCGGCCGGCACAAGGGCGAGAACTCAATCAAGGAACTCGCGGAGAAGACCGGGATCCGGCCGGCCTATGTCCGGGCCCGGATCGCAGTCCTGGCTCTTGGCCCCAAAGTGCTCGAGGCATGGAAGAAGGGCGATCTCACTTTCAGCCACCTTGAGCAACTCCTCCGGCTGCCAAATGCGGAGGCACAAAGAGAAATGGTCGACCGCGTGAAAAGCCACGACATGAGCGCCCTCGCCCTCAGGAAGGAGATCAGCGGGCGTCAGGTCTCCCTGGGCGCGGCCTTATTCGACACGCGATCGTGCATCGGCTGCCGGCACAACTCCACGGTCCAGAAGGAGCTCTTCGGATTCGGTGACGCCAAGGCCGCGTGCCAGCATCCGAAATGCTTCAAGGGAAAACAGGGCGAATGGCTCAAACATCATTGGCTCGAGACCCCCCAGGCAAAAAAATACAAGACCAGGAGCGCCCGGTTCGACGCAGATTTTAATTGGGACTCGAAGCGTGAATTTTCTAACGGCGAGCATATGCCCAATAAATGCCTCGAGTGCGAGGACTTCGTCTCGCTCGTGACGATCGAGGGAAGGATCGAGAGCGGCTACGGACAGGGCGATGCGCGGGTCTGCATCGGCGACAGGAAGTGCTTCAATTCCGCGCAACAATCCGCCCGGGCAGCCGAGAGAACAACGGACAGGGAGAAGAAGAAGGAATCCGTGGACGCCGGCAAGCAGGCCCGGGTCACCTGGCACGGCGAGTACTTCCGGAACGTTTTCTTCAAGAGGCGGATCCCGGAGGTTCTGGCCAGCCTGAAGCCTGAAGACGAGAAGATCAAGACGCTCCTGATAATGTGCCTGGCCTATGCGAATAGCAGCGCTCGCTCTGCGCTCCGGAACAAACTCGGATTCCGGGATGCATTCGGCGATAATACTCCCATGTTCAAGAAACTCCTGGAGCAGTCGTACGAAAAGATTGTCCCGTTGTTTCGGGAGGCCGTGAAAGAGGTGCTCCTGGAAGGCCAGAACGTCAGCGAAGGTAACTGGAATAGCTTCGGCTCAAGCAGTCGGCGCCTCGTAGCCGAGTTTCTCAATATCGACCTCTCGAAGGAATGGGCTGCCGACGAGGAATACCTGAAGAAGAAGACGAGGAAGGAGCTCCTGGCGTTCGGGAGAAAAGTCAAAATCCTCACGGATCCGCTGGCGAGGAAATTCATGGCGGAAAAACTCAAGGCGAAATCGCCCGATCCGGAGAAGCTGAAGAAGTCCGAGCTTGTCGACGTCTTCCTAAAGAGCGGCGTCGACCTGGTCGGCCGGGTCCCGGACGAGATCACAAAGGTTTAACCCATGAAAAAAGACAGGGCGTCTCTCCTGCGGGCTGAAGTCGAAAAGCTCAGGGCGTTCCTCTCCACCCAGGACCGCCCGAGCAATTACCTGAAGGAGGATTTCAAGACAAACCGGGAGAGCGTCCTATCGGAGGATGCGGGCTATTCCATTTACGAAAAGAGTGGCGGGAAGCGCGTGCTGTTCTTCTGGTGCTGGCATCGGGACCGCTGGTGGAACTTCCCTCCGACCTGCGGACATTTAATCGGGATGGAGGCGCTCATGGACCTTTACCGGAGGGTGGAGGATTTTAACTATGAGCGGTCGTTCTCCGAAGTCGAAGAAAGCACTTGACAAACTGGCGAAGAAATTCATGCCGAGATCCTTAAAAAAGGTTAGGATCCTGTGAGGCTATAGCCGATGTGGCGAGGCAGGTCGCCTCCCCGGCATGAAGGGGCCGGATATTTTGAAATCAAGGAGGCTGAGATGGAAGATTTCAAGTCGCTGGCGGCCGGCGAGAAGCCGGAACCAAAGGCCAAGGCGGAAGAGAGGGCCGTGGAGTCATATCAAATTGAGGCCGTGATTCTGCTGACAAATGGGACGCTGGTCGTGCTCGACGAGGACGGCGGGCGGATCCAGGAGCTCGAAGGGGACCTCGCCGCGGTCGTCCACGGCGTCCTCAGCCACAGCGGTCAGGGGACGAAGTACTTCTTCGGGTCGTTCGATCCTCCGGGGCTCTGGCCGTCGACCAGGGCCGCCTTCAAACGGATGGCGAAGGCGGGGCAATGACGAACTGGAGTATAGAGCCCGGGCGGGTGAAGGAGGTCCTGGAGAGGGCGCTCAAGTTGATCAGGGCCGAGGACACGGCGATCCTGGAGGTCCACTTCATGAGGGAGATGACCGACATATACGAGGAGCCGGGGTATGTGGCCGAGACGGTCCCCACGGGCGTGATGCGGCTCGAGATCCGGTTCATCGGCCGGGAGGGCGGCGAATGAGCCTCATCAAAGCGACGACGGTCGCCGTGAAGAACCCCACCTGCCACAAGTGCGGGAACCCGACGATCCGGATGAAGATCTTCGAGCCGGGCCCGTTGGGCGAGAAGCCCGATGGGACGTGGTTCTCGCCCGGATGGCGTTGCACGGTCTGCCGCGACGTCGCCCGGTTCGATCAACTCATGCCCAGGGTTGAACTCATCGAAGCCTGCTGCGTCCGGCTGAAGGAGGAGTTTGAGGGCGACTACGCAAGCGTCGAGGCTAACTTCGCTGAAGAGAAAAAGACCGTGAGTTGGAGCGCCGGCAACGAAGACTTTATGCTGGACGACCTTCTGTTCTGCCCCTTCTGCGGGGCCCGGCTGCCGACGCACGCCGAGAGCGTCGAGGGCCTGGAGGAGACGAAGCCATGAAACACTATAAGAAGGTCACCACCACGAGCACTTTTACCGAACTCGTCCAACGCACTTGCGATCTCTGCGGCCTCGCGGGCAAGAATGCGGGATGGGAGGTAGGCACAAAGTATGATATCGGAGAAACCGTGATCACGGTCACGGTCCTCCAGAAGGAGGGATTCACCTGTCCGGACGGCGGATCGGGGAAGAAATACGACGTCGACATCTGCCCCGTCTGCTTTAAGATGAAACTGGTCCCATGGCTGATCAGCCAGGGGGCGAAGATAAAGCAGGAAGACTGGGATTGGTGAGAAGGAGGCAAAATGAAAGACGAAAAAGCGACTGTAGCACAGCCGAACCTCTTCGGGGAGGCGGACGAGGTCTACAACACGCTCGAGACGGAGCTGACCATGGTCAACCTCGAGATCGACGCGGCGCAGAAGACCATCGACCGGAAGGAGAAGGAGATCGAGGATCTGCAGGTGCGCCAGCAAAGGCTCAGCCGGGCGATCGTACTGGTGCGGAAGGCCCGGAAAGGCGTCCTGTTCGATCAACTGAAGGAACCGGGCAAAAGCCAGGCCAAGGAGCCCGAGAAGAAACACCCTCGGCCGCCCGCGAAATAAATTTGTCTTGACATCCTGACGGCAATTCCCATTATAATCGGGGGCAGAGGTGCCGGCGAGTTGCCTTTTTACTTTCCTCTTGAACCCCAAATAATTGTGATCCACCATTCCCTTACGAAAGACGGGAGGACCGTCTCCTGGGGGGCGATCCGGAAATACCACATGACCGAGATGGCTCCGCCCATGGTGGAAATCGGCTACCATGAAGGCGTGGAGCTGGTGGACGACGCTTACGAGGCCCTCATGGGCCGGCCGTGGGACAGGATCGGGGCCCACACCCTGGGCCAGAATTACAGGTCGCTCGGGCTCTGCCTCATCGGCAACTTCGACCTCGAGGAGCCTCCGCCCAAGCAGCTCGAGAAGGCGGCCGGGATCGTCGCGCTCTGGCTCAGGCTGTTCGGGATCGACAAAACAAAGATATATCCCCACGGCTTTTTCAATCCCAAGACGTGTCCGGGCCTGAAATTCGACATGATCGGTTTTATAAATCTCGTTAGTCAATTCTGAACCAAAAGGAGGGGACGGCCATGGGGGATATCGCGAAAGTGATCCTTGAACTTCTGAAAATCTTCAACCTCAATCCGAGCGACCTCGACAAGATCCAGAAGGAGATCGAGGTGTATAAGGAGAAAAAAGATGCCACGAAAAAGGCTTTCGCCGAGGCTCTTAAAAACGGCGACATCCCTGCTCTTAATCTTTTGTACTCTGAGCTTCTTGACCTCTTGTAAACCGAAGATCGTTGTCGAACCGATCTATATCGGTATAGCGAAGATTGTCGGGAAGACTGTTGCCGGCGAGATCTTTTTCGAACCGAAAGAGGACCCGAAAGGCAACTATTTCATCGTAACCGATGGCTATGTCAAGACAGCCATGTACTCGCTCCTCCGGATCCGCGAACTCGAGCTCGAGAACGAGTCTCTCAAGATAGCGCTTAAGAAGAAAGGTGAATGAGATGGCCGCCGAACCGACAACAGTCATAGGATTGCTTTCCCTCGTGGTGTCCCAGGTAGGGATGTGGATCAAGATCATCGTCGATGGCAAGAAAAGGAACAACGGGCCGATGACGGAAAAGCGCATGGAGGGGCTGCACAAGAAAGTGGATCAGGCCGAGGTGAAGGCGTCGCTTGCCGCGGAGAACTCCGCGAAATCGCTCGTAGCGATCGAATCGTTCAAGGAGCACTGCGCATCGACCAGCGGCGGTCTGGCGGGCCAAATTCAGGAGACGCGGACGCAACTCTTCTCCCATGTGTCGGACCATCCGAAATAAGACAGGGAAAATAGGGCGATGGTTAAAGAACCCCAGTTCTTGAAAGTACCGTTCGGGAGGATCAGGCCGTGGGGGAAGAACCCGCGGGGCATCAAGACCGAGGACCTCGAGGCGCTCGCCAAGAGCATCCGAGAGAAGGGCCAGTTCCAGGTCCTGACCTGCTGGAAGGAGGGCGGGATTTACGAGACGGGCGGGGGGAACATGCGCTGGCACGCCATGAAGGATGTCCTCCATTACGCCGACGATAAGCCGATCTGGATCAGCCTGAACTTCCCCCGGACTGAGGCCGAGAAGATCGAGCTCTCGATCCTCGACAATATGAAGTTCGGCTTTTATCAGGACCAGCAACTGGCGGAGCTCCTCCAGCCTCACCTCGAGGAGATCGATCTCGAGTCTTTCCGGGTGGATCTGGGCCAGGGGATCGACCTCAAGCATCTCATCGAGCGATTCGGGCCCAGCGAAGAGGAGCCAGGGGCCGAGTCCGGAGCCAAAAAGAACCTGGTCGCCTGCCCAAAGTGCGGGTTCGAGTTCGAGGCGAAAAAGTCGAAGCCGGTTGCAGAGTAAGAGATGTCTAGGACCAAGTACAACGAGACCTTCCCCACCCTGGCGGAGAAGTATGCCCGCGAGGGGATGATCGACCGGGAGATTGCCAAGAAACTGGGCGTCAGCGAATCGAGTTACCACGTCTACGAGAACAAGTACCCGGAGTTTCTGGAGTCCATAAAAAGGGGGAAGGTGCTGCCCGATGATGAGGCCGAGAAGGCGCTGTTCAAAAGGGTGATCGGCTTCGAATACGAAGAGGTTATGGTCGAATACGCCGGAAGGCCCAAGGAGGCCAAGAAGGCGACGCCGACGCTCGTCCGGAAGACGAAGAAGCTCGTGATCCCTGACGTGGCGGCTTGCGCCATCTGGCTGACGAATCGAAGACCGGAGAAATGGCGCCACCGGCACGATGTCGAGTTCCCGGCGGGCCTGAAGATCACCGTGATCTCGGCGGTCCCCAGGCCGGAGAAGCCCGTGCCGGTACAACCGGCGGCGGAGCCGAAGAAATGAACGCGGCCCAGGAGTTGATAGTCGACCTCTCTGCGGTCTACGATCCGCAACGGAACGAGAAGCAGATGCTGTTCCACCGGGCGTCGGAGATCTACAAGCTCTTCGGCGGCGGAATGGGCGGGGGGAAGACGGCGGCGCTCATCAACGAGGGGAACCAGCTCAACCTCGACTATCCGGGCAACTTCGGGCTACTCATGCGGAAGACCTGGCCCTCTTTCCGCGACACGATGATGCCCCAGCTCGAGAAGTTCATCGATGGGGGGCTGATCCAGGATTGGAACCACAGCGAGAAGCTGATCACCTATAGGAACAAGTCGAGAATCCGGTACGGCGGGATCGGCGACGCCCCGGACGACTGGCAGAGGTTCATGTCGGGCGAGTACGGGTGGATCGCCCTTGACCAGGCGGAGGAGTTCACGGAGCAGGAGTTCCTGATGCTGGCGACGCGCCTCAGGCTCAACCTCCCGGGGCTCAAGCCGTCCCTCCTTCTCTCCTGCAACCCGACGCAGGGCTGGATCAAGAAGCGCTTCCTCGAGCAGAAGCTCCACGACCACGTGTTCATCGAGTCGCTGCCGGAGGACAACCTGCAGAACCTGCCGGCCGACTATATCCCCCGCATGAAGGGCATCCTGCCGGCGAAGCTCCAGGGCGTCTACCTCGCCGGCGATTGGTCGGCGGTCGGGGAGCCGGACGACGTCTACCCCTATCTGGAGATCAAGGCGGCGCAGAGGCGCGTCGTCGAGCCGGGCCTCCCGGTCGAGATGGGCGTCGACGTGGCGCGGCACGGGGACGATGAGTCGACCATCCTCCTCCAGGAGGGCCTGCGGGTCACGCTCTACAGCCGGGCCCGTGGCCACGACACGATGCGCACGACCGGGCTGCTCTGGAAGTGCCTGGACGACCTCGTGGTCCCGCGCTGGAAGGGCAGGCTCCAGGAGGTCCGGATCAAGATCGATGCCGACGGGCTGGGGGGGGGCGTGGTCGACCGGGCGCTCGAGCTGGCGGCCGAGAAATCGGAGCACTACGGGTTCCAGATCAAGGTGGTCGAGATCCACGGGAGCGCGCGGGCGAGGGACCCGGTCCGCTTCGAGAACCTGCGGGCCGAGCTCCACTGGGGGCTCAAGGAGATGCTCCAGTACCTGAGCATCCCGGACGAGAGCGACCTGGCGACGCAGCTCCTGGCCATCAAATACAAGATCAACTCGGCGGGCCGGATCGTGATCGTCCCCAAGGAGGAGATCAAGAAGAAGCTCAAGTTCAGCCCGGACGTGGCGGAGGGCGTGATCTACTGCGTCGCGCCCATGGTCGAGCCCGAGGTCCGCCCGGGGAAGGTTTACTACGCCGGCATGCCGGGCCAGAAGCCGGCCGTCCCGCGGCCCGGGACCGAGGCGGAGGGCCAGCCTGCGGCGCCAGAAGCGCGCCCCGCGGCCCAGCCTCCACCGGCCCGGACGTCCTGGCGGGACGAGCGGAAGGGGCATGTTTTCACTTACGGGAAAAAGACCGGATAAGGAGCGAGCCATGGTTAAAGAGATCAAGCCGGCGCCGGAGCGCGTGGGCAAGGCGTACACGTTCATCAAGACGGCCCAGGGGTTCATCCCGTGGACGAAGCTGCGGGAGGCGCCGAGGACCGCCGAGACGCGCGCGGCCTCGAAGCAGCTCAAGGGCGACCGCGCCTACATGACCGAGCACAACCTCGTGCCCCTCCCGTTCGCGGTCGGGGGGCTGCTCGTGCTCATGGACAACTGCTCCTTCTTCGACGCGTGCGTGCGGCAGATCGCCAAGGACGTCGTCGGCCAGGGCTGGTCGCTCGCCCCGCGGCAGGAGGCGAAGGAGGGCGAGAAGACCGCGGAGGACGAGGCGGCGCGCAAGGAGATCGAGGAGTTCCTCGAGGACCCGAACACGGAGGAGGAGTCGATCTCGGACGTCATCGAGAAATGCGTCGTCGACTGGGGCTGCGTCGGCTGGTTCGGCATGGAGGTATCGCGGGACGACGGGGGCAGGATCGACGGGATCTACCACGTGCCGGCCTACCAGATCCGCGTCCACAAGGACAAGCAGAAGTTCTGCCAGTTCGCCCAGTCGACCTACCGGTGGTTCAAGCGGTTCGGGTACGAGAAGGACATCGACACGTTCACCGGCGAGGAGACGGACATCAAGGACAAGGCGCACGAGATGGTCTTCTACGCGAACTACTACCCGCAGAGCGCCTGGTACGGGAGCCCCATGGTCCTCTCGGCCGTCGGGGCGGTGAAGGCGCTCATCGGGATCCGGGACTACAACCTGGCCTTCTTCGAGAACTACGGGATCCCGGCGGCGCTGGTCACGATCGAGGGGGTCTGGGACGAGGACGCCGTGAAGGAGATCTGCGCGTTCATCGACGTCGAGATCAAGGGCAGCTCGAACGCGCACAAGACGATCGTGCTCAACCCGCCCCAGGGCGGCAAGGTGACGTGGGAGCCGCTGGTCGTCGAGGTCAAGGAGGGGCACTTCAAGCTCTATCACAAGAGCCTCCGGGACGAGGTCCTCGTGGCCTACAAGATGCCTCCGTACCGGATCGGGATCGCGGAGGCCGGCTCCCTGGGCGGGTCGACGGCCCTGGAGTCGACGCGCATCTACATCGACTCCGTGGTAGAACCGCTGAAGGTCATCGTCGAGCACATCTTCAGCCAGAAGATCATCCGGGACGGGTTCGACTGCGAGCTGTACCTGTTCGACCTGGGGGAGCTCGACATCCGGGACGAGACCGTGGAGATCGACAACTGCCTCAAGCTCGTCGGGATCGCGGCCATGAGCCCGAACGACGTCCTCAGGTACCTGGGCCGGGAGGCGCTCGACGAGGAGAAGTGCCCCTGGGCCGGAGAGTACTTCATGCGGTCCGACCTCGTGCCGGCGGGCCAGGAGTCGCTCGCGGCCAGGGACATGGGATTCAGGGAGATCAGGGAGGAGATCGAGAAGCTGACGAGGGAGGCGGCGTCCGGGGGCCTGAAGACCCTGGCCGCCGTCAAGGAGCTGGGCGAGAAAACTGAAAGTTAAGGAGAAATAAATATGGCATTGATGATCTGGCTCAAGGAGCCCCCGATGCAGATCATCGTCGAGGGCGAGCTAACCACCGAGGTCGTGAAGGAATGGTTCCCGAGGGGTTTGTGGAGGAGGCTGTTCCCGAGGAAGATCCTGGTCAAGCATCAGAGGACGGGGCAGCCGATACTCTTCAGCGAGCGGAACGTGCTGTTGATAAGACAGATCACGGAGGAGGAGATCGCCGAGGCGAAGGTGCGGGCCGAGGAATTGGAGGCCGCCGCAGCCGAGAACAGAGGCCGGAACCCGTTCATGACTTTCCCGGGCGGGCGCAGGCACTGACGCCGATGGGGGGATCCGCCCTTTCCCGGGTCCGGGCCGCGCTCCTCGAGTACCGCAAGGTGTCGACAGCCCGGGCCGTGGCCAGGCACCGGAACCTGGCCAGGCGGCTCGAGGGGGGTCTCGCCACGGCCGCCGACGCCTGGAGGAAGACCGTGACGGCGGAGGTCGTGGCGCGGAGGCCCCGGACCGCGAGCGAGGCGGACGGCCTGCCCGCGAAGGGGATCGAGGGGGCCGCCCTGAAACTGCTGGCCCCCGTGATGGCCGCCGCCTTCCAGGCCGGCTACAGGAAGCTGGCGCTCGTGAAGCAGCGGGGGGACGAGGAGGAGGCGATCGGCCAAGCGGCGAAGCGGTTCCTCGCGACCAAGGGCGCGATGCGCATCAGGGAGATCACCTCCGAGACCCGGAGGGGGATCAAGGCGATCATCCGGCAGGCGATCGAGCAGGGATACGGCCCGGACAAGGTCGGGCGGTCCCTCAGGTCGAGCGTCGGGCTCACGGACAGGCTGGCCCTGGCGGTCGGCCGGCGGTACACGAAGATGATCGAGGAGGGCCTGGCGGACGAGCTGGCCTGGTCCAGAGCCGAACGGTACGCCCGGAAGCTGCAGACCTACCGGACGAAGATGATCGCCAGGACGGAGACGAACAACGCGCTCCGGGACGGCATCATCGAGGCGGCGAAGGACCACGGGGTCGAGCTCCTGGATAGGGTCGGGGACCCCGAGGCGTGCGCAGACTGCGTCGCGGCCAACGAGGCCGGTCCCTACACGCCCGACGAGGCGGCCGAGGTCGACAACCTGCACCCCCAGGACGAGTGCACGTTCGTCATCCACGGATAGGAGGCCGCAATGGAACTGGAGATCATAACCAAGGAGCGGGTGCTCGTCTTCCCGTGGTGGTTCATCCTCACGGCAGGGTTTATGAAGGCCGGAGTCTGTGGCCGGAGGTCCTGGTTCCTGATCGTCTGGTTGAAACGGATGTTTTATAGGGAATGGTGGTGGACGCCATGAAGCGCCGCATCCCGCTGCGCCTCGCCAACCACCCCTGCCCGAAATGCGGGTCGGCGATGTACGTGCGGAAGTCGTGCTGCTCCTGGCGCCGCAAAGGGTTCGCGACCATCGCCAAGTGCCTGGGGGCCTGCGGATATCGGGAAGGGTATGAGCGGGCCTCATCGAAAGCCATAGTGCGGGGGCGCGTCATTATGAATAAACGTTTAAGGAGGGTATGAGCATGAAAAAAATTATAGGGATTCTTTTCCTCGCGCTGGCTATTCAATGCGGATCGGCCCAGAAATTGGGACCGGAAAGGCCTCGAACTTGGTCGTTGCCTGACCACATGAAAGAGAACCTGGTGAACGCGATAAATGAGTTCAATCGACAGTTCCAGCAGAAGGTGATATTATTCAAAATTGAGCTCCGCAAGAATTACAAGGGATATGAAACGTTGCCGGAATCGGCCTTACTCGACCTCGATGGAAGCCGGTTCGTTCATCCTGACGACATGGAACTTTATCTGAAACCGAAAGAGGGGAAAAAATGAAGAGACTATTTTGTTTTTTGCTGGCTCTCGTTTTAATGGCAGGGGTTGGATTCGCATCCTGGAAGTTCAATCCCTTCACGGGGAAACTCGACTATTACATGGGGCTTAGCGATGGACTGGGGGATGTTGTAGGGCCGGCTTCGGCTACGGATCACGCAGTCGCCAGATTTAATGCTACAACCGGGAAGCTTTTACAAAACGGCGTCGTCCTTATCGGAGATACCGGGATTGTGACGGGGGGAACTTGGCAAGGGACGATCATCGCTCCGACCTATGGCGGCGCCGGGGCAAGCACTGTGGGCATAACCGGATATCCCTATATGACCTTGGGGATCGTGTCTCAGGATACAATAATCACAAGGATTACGGGCGGGGCCAAGATAACGAATCTTTTGACCTACGGATCGGAGTACAACATCGGGAACTCGGGCGCCACAAAGACGATTGACTGGGGAAACGGCGGAGCGCAGAAAGTTACGCTGACCGACACTTGCACGTTCACGTTTACCGCTCCAGCCTCTGGCGTTGGGAGGCTTCAGCTCAAACTCATCCAGGGTGGAATCGGAAGTTGGAATCCCGTATGGCCTGGTACGGTGAAATGGCCCAGTGCTGTTGAGCCAACGTGGTCAACGACCGCAACCTATGTCGATATCGTCACCTTTTGGTACGATGGGACGAACTATAATGCCGTAGCGAGCTTGGATTTTAGATGAGAGGAACCATGAAACGGCTTGCTATCTTTGCGCTCTTTCTGCTCGTTCTCTATTCTTTCGGCTATTCGACGACCTATTATGTAGACACAGCCTCCACGCATGGCGGTGACGGCACCACTATAGCCACGACGGGGGCAAATCGCGCGTGGGACGCGATAGCCGACGTGAATGGAGCATCATTCAATGCTGGTGACTCCATCCTGTTCAAGCGGGGATGTACTTGGCGAGAAACATTAACCCCTCCATCTTCAGGTTCAATTGGATTGCCTATCACATTTGGTAAATATGGAACGACTGGAGCCGGCCCGATTATTGATGGAACCACCCTTATTACGCCAGGGACAAGTTGGACGGCAGATACCACAATCTATTCCGATACCTTTGAGTCGGGTGATTTGACGGGATGGACGGAATCTGACGCAAGTGGGTATATATCGGCATCTAGTGCCGTAGCACATGGTGGAACATATTCGGCCTTATTCGATTTTACGGGTTCTAATGAATCATATTTGAGACGTATCTATACCACTGCTCTTACCAATGTGTCATTTTATTTTTGGATATATTTTGATAGCACGACAGCCCCATCTCTTCCGTTTTTGGCCAGAAATGCCGGAGGAGACTGGTGTTGGTATCTAGATTTTTCCTATAGTTCGTCGGCCCACCGAGTTCACCTCCACGCCAAAAATGACGCGGATGCGGCGGCGGGGAATACAGCTACCTATGCCGTAGGTGCGTCGGGGGGATGGCATAAAATAGGAGTAAATGTTATCAATGCTACGGGTACTGGCGGAAGTATGGAGTTGGTTATTGATGGAGTAAGCCAGGAGACTCTATCTGGATTCGCAACAAGCAATAGGCTACTCAAGGATTTTACATTCAGCTCGGACTATACGGGGGTAAAATTTTATATTGATGATGTAACCGCATCTGTTTCGGGGCAAGCGAATACTTGGAATGCCACGGTAACAACCCAACCTTATGTTGTCTGGTTTGATGGGACATTGGGTACGCTTCAAGTTAATAAGGCGGCGGTCAATGCGGCGAATGAATGGTTTTGGGCCGCAAATGTTCTGTCGGTTTATTCCACAACAGACCCCGATACGGCCTATACTTCTCCCGGCATTGAAGTCTCAGCCAGAAATAATGTTTATGCTAATGGTCTGACCTATCTCACTTTCGACGGAATAACATTTACCAGAGGGGGAAATGATGCTACCGGAAGTAGTGCATTCAAACTCCGTAACTGCCAGAATATTACAATCCAAAATTGTGACATTACCGAATCAACAGGAATAGGCATAGATATTTATACGGTTGCCGGGACAACCGGGGATGTCCTTATAGACCACTGTGATTTTTCTGATACGGGACAAGGTAAGATTTCGGCTGATGCAAATTCGGCTATTCAAACATATAACACAGGAGATACACCGACATTCACAGTTCAGTATTGCACCTTCCGAGACATTGATAATTTCGGGGCGTATCATGGACACGGAATTTATCATTTTAGTGGAAAGTTGATATGTAGATATAATTTCCATTATGGGGATAACGCCATTTGGCCGAAAACCTCGGGTGCGGCGGTAAGGCTTCAATCGACAGGTGGGGCGAATGTCTATTACAATATTTTCACCGATATTGACGGGACTAGGGTTTGGGGAATCTGTGGTGGAGGCGGGACAAACAATATTTATAACAATATCTTTTATGGATGCGGTACTGCCCTCTACACGGGGGGTGGTGGAACAGAAACATATGTTGTAAAGAATAATATCTTTTACGGAAAGACGGCAACCTATGAACACCACATTTTATTTGCGGGGGTTGTGACTGGATATACAGGAGCTAATAACGACTTTTATCTTGATAGTGGAACACCACATTGGCACTGGGAAGACATTGATAAAACAACGATAGCGACTTGGGCTACGGCAAGTGGAGAATCAATATACTTGACTTCTGATCCCCTCTTTGTCTCCATCGTCACCCCCGACTTCCACCTCCTTCCCACCTCCCCCTGCATCAACGCCGGGGTGAATGTGGGGCTAACGCAGGATTATGAGGGGACGACCGTACCGCAGGATAATGCCGTGGATATCGGCGCTTATGAGTATTGGAAAAAGAACGCTATATTTATATTTATAGGGAGGACACTACCATGGCTTACAAGTCTTTTTTAGAAGGAAGAGGCGGTTACGCCCAAAGGATCGAATATTCGGCGGGGAAGCCCGTCTATGTCGGCGAGGCTCCATCCAAGTATCAAAACGATCTTGTATCGACCGTCTGGAGCATCAAGAAACTCATCTACTCCGGCGATGACGTCGTGGCGGTTCTTTGGGCTGATGAGGATAGCCGCTTCCGATTCTCTTGGGATAACAGGGCGATATATTCTTACGGATCATAAAAAATCAATGCACATCGAAGAGATATCGCCGACGACGCTTGAGCACGCGGACGACAGGGAGTTGAAGAGCCTGCGGTTCCGGTTCATCCAGCTCTGGGAGAATCTCTACGCCAAGGGGAAGGCTATCACCGACATGGGGGCCGACGAGTTCCTGGGCCGCTACCGTCTGCTGCGCCGGGAGATGAAGGGCCGAGAGATCGAGATCGTGACGGTGACGGCCGTCGACCGGGCGCTCATGAAGAGCAGCTTCGGGTTCATGGGGCTCATCAAGTCCGGATCCGAGGACCTGGTCGTCGTCGAGAACTACGTCTCCATGGGCGGGAGCTACGTCCGGGACCCCAAGAGCGCCGGCGACGTGGACGTCATCATCCGGGCCCGCGAGTCGGCGCGGGACGAGGGCCTGGAGCTCAAGCTCGGCCGGATCCTGGGCAAACAGACGGGCAAGGAGTGCCACTTCGTCTATACGCCCACGGGCCCGCACTCGAGCTACATCCCCGTCTGCGACCTGGTGCTGCGGATGAAGCCGCGGGCCGAGGTCGTGCGGGTCGAGGAGGGCAAGGTCGAGAAATCAGCCCGGGCGTACTACGAGGGACTCGAGCAGGAGGGCGACGAGCTCAAGGCCGGCAACGAGGCTGCCGCGGCGGCCCTCGCCCCGGGCTCGGTACTCGACGTCGGCTGCGGCAGCGGGCTCTTCCTCAAGCGCCTGAGGGATAAGGGGCGACACGTCTACGGCGTCGATATGGACGATATGGCCATCAGGATGTGCCACGAGAAGGACGTCCCATCGCACAAGATGGACGTCGCCGGCGGGCTGTCGTGGGCCCCCGACGAGGGGAACCGCTGGGACAACATCGTCTTCATCCACTCGCTCGAGCACATGCCGGATCCGGCGCTGCTCGCAGGCCAGGCCGGGAAGTTGGCCCGCAAGCGGGTCGTCGTCGTGGCGCCCCTGGGGGAACGCGCGGACCCGAGGCACAAGCAGACCTGGGCCAAGCTCGACGACTTCAAGGCGGTGTTCGGCGGCGGAGGATGGGAGGTCAAGCTCATCGCCGGGACGGGGTGCGCGATCGCCGTGCTCGACAAGGAGGCGATCGAGAAGGCGGAGGACATAGCCCGCCGGGCGAACATGTTGCAGAAGGGCGTGCTGCCCGGCATCTACCTCGTGGCGCCGCACGGGAGGCTCATCCGCGAGGGCCGGAAGAAGGTCATCGTGAAGATCAAGCCGCTTCCGGAGGCCTACGTCGACCGGGACGTGGCCCTGGTCGAGGACAACGTCGTGCACGGCATCATCAAACTCCACAAACCGGAGACGATCGATCAGGCCGGGTTCAAGGCCCTGGCCCAGGAGCACGCCATCTCGGCCGAGGAAGCCAAGCGGTGGGGGTTCTCCCTGAGGGCCAAACTCTACGCCTACAGGATCGACACGGTCGAGATGTTCCCGAAGCCCCTGGGCTACGACCCGCCGCCCGGCGCCCAGACGGTCATCCAGGAGGTGGACCTCGGGAGCCTGCGGAAGGAGGGCCAGGAGACAGGGAAACTCACATTCAAGGTAGGCGACAGCGGTACGGGCGTCTGCCAGATCCACCTCATGGGGCTGACGCAGGAGGAGGCGGACAAGCTCAAGGCGGAGCAGGGCCGGCTGCTCGTCGCGCGGCTGGACCCCGGACGGCTCGAGACGGCGCTCAAGTCGACGATCGGCGAGCAGGGCGCCCACCTGGACATCCGGCTGCGCCGCGGCGAGGAGAAGGTCTGGCAGGGCGGCGAGATCTTCATCGGCAACGTCTCGGGCCTCTCCAAGATCAAGGACCTGGTC